AGCAATGAACCTCATCCTCAATGACCTTGCTGGTGAGTACATGATTGCAACCGACAACATTGCAGCAGATGCACTTGTTGCTGGCAAAACAGCATCAGGCTCAACATGGACTGTTACCGCTGGTGACCCAACATCGTTGATCAACTCCTTGTATGACGCAGCACGCGAAATTACTGAGGACTCAAACTTCTTCCCAACACACTTGTGCGTAAGCCCAGACGTGTGGGAAAAGTTGGGTGCGCAGCTAGACGCTAACAAGCGACCTGTCTTGGGTTACACCACAAACGGTGTACTTGGACAAAACTCGCTTGGTCGAGTTGGCGGTCTTGCTTACACAGCAATGGATGTCATGGGCTTGACGCTGGTTGTTGATAACAACTTTGCTTCTGGCACAATGCTTGTTACTTACGCACCGGGCTTTGAAATCTACGAGGCTCAACAGGGCGTTTTGTCAATTGCCAACCCATCTACGTTGTCGCGCACGTTCTCCTACTACGGATATTTTTCAACATTTGTTGCTAAGTCCTCGTTTATTCAGGGCATCGTAATCGCTTAGTCTGTAGCGGACTTATACCGCTATGGCAACCTACTCATCAGCCAGCAAACAACTAATCTCTAACTACGCGTGCATTAGCACGTTGGAACAGTCAGAGATTGTTGTTGGCGAAAACATAACCGTTAGCGGTTTGTCTGCGCCATTCGCAGGCACATTTAAGGTGCTTGACTTACCGCAGTACGAGTTCACAGGCGTTGACCCAACCACAGGCGAGTTCCAATTTAACCCTGAAGTCGCTCGACCTAACCAGATTATTTACGCAGCTACTGGCGCAAATGTTAACTATGTTGTTGATTACACAGGCAGTGTCGTTTATACGCAAACCTGCACGTGGATTAGCGTTGCCGATCTGGTCACATATTTAGGCGTGACGATTACTAACCCGTCTGATGATTACACGCTTGCTACACAGTCAACTAGCGCGGCAAATATGTTTTGTTATCGCCGCCGTCAAGAGTCCTCGTACAAAGACTCATTGTCTGTCTCACCGGGTACGGATGCCACGCTTGGCACTCTGATGTATGCGGCAGCGCTGTGGCGTAGTCGAGGCAGCATAGAAACCGCGTATGCATCGTTTGACAATATGGGCACACCAACGCAACAGTCATTGACACCGATAGTTAAGCAATTGTTGGGTATCCCCCGACCAGCGGTTGCCTAATGCCTGCACCGTACACAGACCTCTTAAACGAGGCTATAGACGATGTAGCAGCCACGCTGACAGCCGTTAGTGGCTTAAGGGTAGTTACAGACCCCACAAAACTTGTGCCTAACTGTGTGTTCTTATTAGCGCCTAGTTTTACGACTTACGCAGGTAACGGCAATATTGTGACTATGGATTTTCCGCTTAAGGTCATTGGCTCTGGGCCTGCAGGTCTGCCAGTACTACGCGAGATTTTAAGCATTACAGCATTAGTGCTTGCTTCGCAAATAATTGTGTTATCGGGTCAACCCGGCACGATTGACATTGGCGGCGCGTCTTACCCTTGCTATGACCTAACAGTGAAAGTGCAGGCACAAACAGCATGATCTACACCGTCGCATCAACCAAACTAGGCATCATCGGTGACCCATACATACCAGCTGCAGGCATCAACGTGGCAGCGCTGTTGTCTGGCGGTTTCATTGTTGAGCAATCCACACCTAAACCTAAAAAACCTGCTAAAACTAGTACAGAACCTAACGAGGAGATTTAACTAATATGGCTACTAGCACTTACCTGTCTAACCCAGTAGTAACAATTAACGCAGTTGACTTGACCGATCAGTGCAGCGCAGCCAACCTGACTCGCGTGATCGAGGCATTGGAAAGCACCTCGTTTGGCAAGACAGCACGCGTCTATGTTGGCGGCCTTGAGAACAGCACATTGACTTTGACGATGTACAACAGTTTTGCCGCCACAGAGACTTACGCAACTTTGGCTGCACTTGTAGGAACATCTACAACTGTGACCATTAAGCCAACTAGCGCTGCTACCAGTGCCACAAATCCGATTTCGTCACTAGTGGGGTGCTACTTGGAGACATTACCAATCGTAAATGCGTCTTTGGGCGCTCTCGATACGATCGATATAGTTCTGACCGGGGGAGTGTATTCGGTCGCAACTGCGTAACTAATCACAGCCGGCAACGGCCCGACACAAGGCAGGCAAATGAAAGTTAAATTAGAATTAGACCTACAAGACGGGCGCGGCAAGCGCACCATGACCACAAATATGTTTGTGGTATGTGAATGGGAAAAATTAGAGAACCGCAAGGTCTCTGATGGTAAAGGTATTGGCTACAGCGACATTGCTTGCTGGGCGTATCACTTGTGCAAACTTGCTGGTGACTCTGTGCCGGACACGTGGCGTGAATGGGTTAAACAGCATCCCAACATGGACTTGACCTCTGTTGATGAGACAAACCCAAACCCTACAGCGTTGGCACTTACCGAAGACAACTAGCAGAAATGCTGGTAGCAGTAGGATGGTGGCCAACGCATATTGAGTTTGACACACGCGACCTAGTTACGGTGATTAGTGTTATAGAAAAGAACAACAAGAATAGGTGAGTTTCTATGACGGTCAACACAACAGTTTCTGTGGTAGGCGTAAAAGAAACTATTAACGCACTTAAAAAGATTGACCCACAGCTGCAAAAAGATTTTAGGGCACAAGCCACAAGCATTGCCCAGCCAGCCATAAACGCTGCAAAAGATATGTACACCCAAGTGCCTTTGTCTGGTATGGCATACAAGTGGAATAGTCGAGGCCGTCAACTGTTCCCGTTTAGCGTGTCTAAAGCCAAAAGCGGTGTGCGCCTACGCATTGACACCCGGCGCAACGCAGTAGGCGTAATCCTGATAGAGCAAAAAGACCCAGCAACCGCAATCTTTGAGACTGCTGGCCGTGCAAACGCAAACCGTTTAGGCGATCAGCTAGGTTTCGTTGGCGCGGGTCGCACAAGACTTATTGGCCCAGCCGTTTACAAAGCGCGGCGCGGCATAGAAACGCAAATGCAAAAGATGATCTTGGACACTGCACGCGTCGTTAGGCAGTCACTGTAATGCTGTCTATACCTATCATCTCAGAGTTTGACGGCAAGGGCATTGACAAAGCGCTCAAACAATTTAAGCAACTAGAAACAGTTGGCGAAAAAGCACAGTTTGCTATTAAAAAGGCTGCAGTTCCTGCCGCTGCCGCGCTCGGTGCGGTCACTGCGGCTCTTGGTGCTGCGGTGGCTGCAGCTGCAGAGGATGAGGCACAGTCTGCACAACTTGCGTTGACATTAAACAACGTGACTGCGGCAACAGATGCACAGGTTGCAGCGACTGAGGACATGATTAGCGCGATGTCAAGGGCTACTGGCACGGCTGACAGCGAACTACGCCCGGCACTGGCTGTACTTGTTACTGGCACAAAGGACATTGCTACAGCAACTAGCGCGTTGTCGCTGGCACAGGATATTGCTATTGGGTCTAACAAGTCGCTTGCTGAGGTGTCTGAGGCGCTGGCGAAGGCGTATGGCGGCAACATGAAAGGCTTACAAGCCTTGTCACCAGAGATTAAAGCCATGATTAAAGATGGCGCAACGCTCGATGACGTAATGAACGTGCTAGGCGGCACGTTTGGTGGTGCAGCCGCAACCGCAGCCAATACCGCTGCAGGCAGATTTAAGATACTAAAAAACTCGTTAGACGAAACCACAGAGTCAATCGGCGCAGCGTTGCTACCTATTGTGCAAAAGGTTTTGCCAGTGCTACAAAAGTTTGCAGACTGGGCACAACAAAACCCACAAGCGTTCTTAGCAATCGCTGGCGCGATCACCGCAATATCTGTAGCGATCTTGGCAGTTAACTTTGCAATGGCACTTAACCCATTTACAGCAATTGCGGCAGGTGTCGCAGCGCTTGTAGTTGGCATCATTTACGCATACAACAAGTTTGAGACATTCCGCACAATTGTCAACGGCGTACTTAACGGCCTGATTACTGGTTTTGAGATTTTTGCTAACTCATGGATTAGCACAATCAACTTAATTATTAGAGGCATGAACCTGCTTAACCCATTTACCGACATTGCATCATTGCCAACTATCAATTTGCCCAACATTGGTGGCAGTAGCAGTGCGGCAGCTGTTGGCTCTGGTGCAGCGCGTGAGGGCGGTGTTGGCGCGATCATGGCAGGTGTGCCGTCTATGCCGGCTATGCCTGCCCCTGCAGCGCCGTTGCCTAGCGCTGGTGGTAATGGTGGCGGTGGTAGTTCTGATGGTGGTGCGTTTGGTATCGGGCGAGTACAAGGCGGTTTGACAACTTTTGGTAACGCTGAACGTATTGCGGCGCGTACTGGCGGCAATGTAACTATCAACGTGTCTGGCGGTATTAGTACTAGCGCTGAGATTGGTGAGTCTGTAGTTAACGCTATACGTGCATACAACAGAGCGGCAGGCCCAGCCAACATTGCGGTTGCCTGATGTCAACGTCAGTTATTCAGAGCGGCGATTACGAACTATTTATAGATACAGGGTTTCAGATTGACGCGTTCGTGCTTGACAACGCAACTAAAGGCGTGCTTAACAACACACAGTACGTTTTAGACGGCACAACAGAGTTTGCACCAATGCTGGAATACTCGACCAACGTCAATATCAAACGCGGTAGGCGTGACGTAGGCGATCAGTTCAGCGCTGGCACAATGTCATTTAACTTAAACGATGAACTAGCAGGCGGCACACTAAACCCTTTGTACTCGTCTAGTCCGTATGTTGACCCTGCAGGGCAATTTACATTAGCGCCTTTGCGCCGGGTGTCGTTTGGCAGATACAACAGCGTTGGCACATTTATAGCGCTGTTTGTTGGTCAGATCGTGTCTTACGACTACAACTACGAGTTAGGCGGTGAGAACACGGTTAGCGTTTATTGTGCTGACGATTTTTATTTGTTGGCACAAACTGCGTTGGCTGAGTTTAATGTCAGTGAGCAATTGTCTAGCGCTCGACTAGCAGCCGTCTTAGACCTACCAGAGGTTGCTTACCCTGCGTTGACACGTGACATAGAAACAGGTACGCAAACGCTTGGCGGCGCAGCTGCGTACACCGTCCCTAACGGCACAAACGTCAAGGCATATATAGACCAAATACAGCAAGCCGAACAGGGCCGTATTTTTATGGCGCGCACAGGCGTTCTGACCAGCCAGCCAAGAATAGGCAACACACTGTCAGGCAGTGTCGCAGACTTCCACGATGACGGCACAAACATCCCTTACAACTCGCTAGGCATTATCTACAACGCTGACGTGATCGTCAACCGGGCGAGCATCCAACATCTAGGCGCTACTAGCCCAGAGGTCGCAGACGATGCAGCAAGCCAAGCCAAGTACCTAATCCAGAACGTAAGCATCACTAACAGCCTGCTACACAACGATGCAGCCGCGCTAGCGCTGGCAGAATACCTACTTGTAGGCGAGCCTGTAGCCACGTTTAACGCCGTGCAAACCGATTATTTGATGCTCACTACAGCCCAACGCGAGGCACTGGCGCTAGTAGATATTGGTGACACCATCACAATTACCAACACAATTACAGGCGGCGAAGTAGCACAAGAACTATCGGTTGAGGGCGTAGAAATATCGGTTAACTTAAACAACGGCCATCGAGTCACGTTTTATACGGCCAGCACAGTAATTGTGTACGAGTTCATTCTTAACGACCCGATTTACGGTAAATTAGACATCCAAGACCCACAGCCAGTTTTAGCGTAAAGTAGGAACTATGCCAAACGAACAGACATCAGTACCGTTATTTGCTAGCGGCGAGGTGTTGACTGCTGCAAACATGAATATAAGCGCCGGCACGGGCGTACCTGTTTTTGCTACAACTGTTACGCGTGACGCAGCGTTTGGTGGCACAAGCGAAAAGGTGCTGGCAGAGGGCCAACTTTGTTATTTGTCTAGCACGAATGTGGTGCAGTATTACGATGGCGCGGCGTGGGCTACTGTCGGGCCTGCAACATCTGGCGCGTTGGTGCGTGTTGGTGGCGGCACTTTGTCGGGCGCAACAACAACTTTTGATAATGTTTTTAGTGCTACATACAAGTTTTATTTAATAACGATTTCTAATGGCGAAAACGACTCAAACGCTAATTTAACTTTTCAATTTCGTTACGCTGGCCCAACAACTGAAGCAACAGGATATTATGCAGGCTTGTTTGGTTTTGGTTTTAACGCCACAACTGCCGCTAGTGGAAACAACAACTCAACATCAGCAACAGTTGCTTTGCTTGCTGGCGCAAGTTTTACAGGTCAATTGCAAGTAACAAGCGTAGATAGCACAAGTTATAGGTCAAGATTTGCAGGCAATTTTTCATCAGCAAACAACAACGGCGGCTATGTCGTTGGTGGCGAAAACTCTAACTCAAGAGTGCACACAGGATTTGTGTTAGGTACATCCGCAGGTACATTCACGGCAGGTACAGTAAACATTTACGGCTACTCACTCAGTTAGGGCATGACATGACAACACCACAAACACGCATAATTGACGGCGAAACAGTAACAGACCGCGACATGAACGCCGACGAATTAGCAACCTATAAAACAATACAAGCGGAAGCCAAAGCCGAAACCAAAGCGCAAGCCGACAAAGCCACAGCAAAACAAGCCGTACTTGACAGGCTAGGAATAACAGCCGATGAAGCCGCGCTACTACTTGGCTAGTGTCATGCTTGCACTAGCCCTGACCGCCTGCGAAACGACACGCACAAACGCAGGCAA